CTTAGCGTCGGGAAGAGCCGGAATCTTTTCTTTACGAAACAACACAACGGGTCGTCCACGACTAACCGTGGAAATTGACTTTATAGACCCGGACAGACCAAAGCCGACAGGCAATCAAATTAAGGGTCCCTCCAACTCCAACATAAAGCCTAAAGACTACGATAAGCTGTTTTCGCTTTACGACGAAGTAGGTGTATTCGACGAGGACGTGCCGAGTTTCTTGCAAGATGCTTACAGAAGATACAAAGAAATGGGTGTATCTGGGATGGACGACGATTATTTTGTATAATAGGTTCCACGTGGAACATTAACGAACCGCAAAGGTAAATAAAATGGCAAACGGTGACAACATAACTCCAATGGTAGAGCGTCGGGAAGACCCGATAGAGCTAACTATTGAGGATCAGATGGACATTGCCGCGCCTAACGCTATGGAGCGCATGCCTAGCGAAGGTATGGACATAGAAATCATTGAAGACGAAGACGGTGGAGTGCTCATAGACTTTGACCCCTCTATGCGGGACATAGACGAAGGCGACTTTAGCCGTAACCTTGCCGAGGAAATGGACACCGGGTTCCTGGGGTCTATAGCTAACAATCTTATGGGCGAGTACGACTCTAATAAAGCGTCACGTCAAGATTGGGAAGATGCGTACCGTAATGGCTTAGACTTGCTAGGTTTCACGTACGAGGAGCGCACACTTCCTTTTAGAGGCTCCACAGGCGTCACACACCCCCTTTTAGCCGAAGCTGCGACTCAGTTCCAAGCTCAAGCGTTTAATGAGCTGCTGCCCCCGGACGGCCCTGTACGCACCTCTGTACTAGGCGCGCCGACCAGGGAGAAAGAGCAACAAGCTCGTCGTGTTAAAGAGTTTATGAATTACTACATTACTAATGTAATGGAAGAGTACACGCCTGATTTCGATCAAATGTTGTTCTTTTTGCCGTTGGCGGGGTCTACGTTTAAAAAAGTTTACTTTGATGAAGCCCTAAACAGAGCGGTAAGTAAGTTTGTGCCCGCAGAACATTTAGTGGTGCCTTACGAAACGTCTAGCCTGGAGAGCTGCCCGTGTATAACACACGTGTTATCCATGCCTTTAAACCAATTGCGCAAGTTACAGGTGTCTGGTTTTTACTTAGACGTCCCGGTCTTGCCTGGTCAGAATACTTCTAGCGAGTTAGAAGACGAGCAAGACCATATTCAAGGTATGCATGCCTCAAATATTGATTATGACGTTACTTTATTAGAATTCCACGTAGAGTTAGACCTTGAAGGGTTTGAAGACACGGATGAAGAAGGTGAAGAAACAGGCATAAAACTGCCCTATATCGTCACAGTGGTAGAAAACAGTGGAACAGTGCTTTCTGTCCGTCGAAATTACGCAGAAGACGACGAAGATCGCAAGAAAGTACAATATTTTGTGCATTATAAGTTCTTACCCGGCTTTGGCTTCTATGGTTTAGGCTTAATCCACACCATAGGCGGTCTTTCTAGAACGGCCACAGCGGCGCTTAGGCAGCTTATTGATGCGGGCACATTGTCTAACCTTCCTGCGGGCTTTAAAGCGCGTGGCATGCGTATACGAGACGATTCTGAGCCCCTACAGCCCGGAGAGTTCCGCGATGTAGACGCTCCCGGCGGAGCAATCCGAGAAAGTTTGATGCCCCTTCCGTTCAAAGGCCCCGATACGACTTTATTCCAACTATTAGGCTTTGTGGTCGATGCGGGTAAGCGGTTTGGAGCTATTACGGACTTAAAGGTAGGCGATGGCAACCAAAATGCCGCGGTTGGTACAACGGTAGCCATGCTTGAACAGGGTAGCCGCGTGATGAGTGCGGTACATAAACGCCTGCATTACGCCATGCGTCAAGAATTTAAACTTTTGACACGTGTGATGCATGAATCTCTGCCCCAGGAATATCCTTTCTCGGTAGAAGGCGGTGATGAGACGGTTATGGCGTCTGATTTTGACGATCGTGTAGACGTAATCCCGGTTTCAAACCCTAATATCTTCTCTCAAGCTCAGCGTATTGCCCTGGCGCAGTCTCAGCTACAAATGGCCACGCAAGCGCCTGAAATGCACAATATGCATGAAGCGTTCCGTCGTATGTATGATGCTTTGGGCGTAAAAGACGTAGATAAGTTGTTAAAGCAGCCTAGTACGGAACAACCGATTCCTAAAGATCCGGCTCAGGAGCACATTGATGCATTGGAAAATGTCGAGATGAAAGCGTTTGATGGTCAGAACCATGACGCGCATATCATGTCGCATTTGTTATTCAGTGCCTCACCGATTGCCGCACAGACGCCTTCGTTAATTATGGCTTTGCAAAAGCATGTAACGGAGCATGTTAAGATTAAATCAGAAGAAATGGCTATGATGCAGTTTATGCAGCAGAGTCAGGGTCAGCCTCCTAGCGACGATCAAATGCTTGAAATAGAGATGATGATTGCGCAAAACATTGCGCAAGAGTTACAGGCTTTACGACAATTGAGCATGCAGATAGCGGGACAAGGTCAGCAGGAGCAAGGTCCGGATCCGTTAATCGCGCTCAAAGAGAAGGAAATAGGCATTAAAGAACAATCTACTATGGCAGATATCCAGGAAAGTCAGGCTAAGCTAGACTTAGAACGTCAAAAAATGGCAGAACGAAGTCGTCAGTTTGATGATAGGCTACAAAGTCAGGAGCAAATGACAGCCAAGCGCTTAAACGCACAGGCGGAAAGAGAATTATTACGATTACGTGCTAACAGAGGAAATTAATCATGAGAACTGTAAAAGTTAACGGAACTACCCCCGGCAAAGCCCCTAAAGCTACCAACTATGCGGATATTAAAGACCAGGGTCGTATTCCGTACGCCAAGGCTACTTCGGAAAAAACCCCGCAAACAGCTAAAGGTATTGTTGTTACAGGCACTAGCCGTGGTATGGGTGCGATGTTACGTGGTGGTGAATTTACAATCTGTTAGGAGAGAACTATGCCTTTAATGCGTGGTAACAATCCTAAACAGATTAGTTCTAACATTCGCAAGCTTAAAAAAGAGGGGTATCCACAGGATCAATCTGTGGCTATCGCTTTGGCTAAGGCGGAAGGACCTCGTAAAATGTCTAATGGTGGCGCGTTAAAAGCGTTTAGTCCCATTGTCATCCGTAAACAACGTTTCCAAGGGGTGTTCTAGCCCCTTTTTGTTCCTAATTCCCAAAGTATACGATATACTCCGATGATATAGGATTGTCCTATACGGAGGAGATATGGAGGACATTTACATCGTTCAGTTTATCCAAAGGATAATCAAAGAGCGCAAAAGTAACGTGTTAGACCTACTCGAAAATAATGGAATAAATTCAATGGAACAATATTCGTCTTTAATGGGCGAACTAAGTTCTTTGAATTATGTCCAACAGGAACTCTCGGACCTGCTAGAAAAACAGGAGCGTATGCATGATTGAAGTGCCAGGCTATTTAGCCAAAGAACTAGAAGCGGAAAAGAAAGCTAAGGTAGAGGAAGTAGCTCAAGCTGAAGCCGAAACTGAGGAAAAAGAAGGCGTAGCAAGCATGTACGTCGATTCTAAAGCCCGCATTCTAGACCCCACGAAAGCTGATAAATCTATGATAGAGCGTATGCCAAACCCTACTGGGTGGCGAATGCTTATCCTTCCTTACCGCGGCAAATCCACAACTGATGGGGGTATTATCCTCACAAATAAGAGTTTGGATGACGGCCAGGTTCAAACGGTTGTTGGATATGTCTTAAAGCAAGGGCCTCTGGCTTACGGCGATAAAGACAAGTTTCCGGATGGACCGTGGTGTAAAGAAAAAGATTGGGTTGTTTTTGCTCGTTATGCGGGTTCTAGATTCCGTATAGAAGGGGGCGAAGTTCGTCTTCTTAACGACGATGAAATTTTGGCAACAATTGACGATCCGGAAGATATCATTAGCTTTTAAAGGAGCTTGGCATGAGTGAAGAGAAGAAAACTAGTGTCGATGACGGCACCGTAGACATAGAAGTAGGCGAGGGTTTTGAGGGTCAAGAGGTTGAAATAGATGATGTTTCAGATAAACCCGAAGAAAAAGCCTTCTCCGAATCGGAAGACGAACACGAAGAGTATTCTCAAAGTGTTAAAAAACGCATAGATCGTTTGACCAAAAAAATGCGAGAAGCGGAAAGACAGCGTGAAGAAGCGCTTAAATACGCTCAAGGCGTTCAGTCCGAAGCGGAACAAGTCAAGGCGAAGCTTAAAGCTGTTGATAACGGCTATTTAAACGAGTACGGCGGACGCATTTCGGCAGAAAAGGCCACAGCACAAGAGGCTTTTAAACGAGCTATTTCTGTTGGAGACCCAGAAGCGACCTTAGAGGCTCAGAACAAACTTACTTCGCTTCAGTTTGCCGAGTCTAAATTGGAAGAAGCTCGACGTGCTCAATCGCGTCAGCAGCCACAAGAACAACCTCAACAGCAACAGCAGCAGCAATATCAACAGCCACAAGAACAGCAATATCAACAGCCTCAGCAGCAGCAACCACAACCGGCTACTAGAGCTGACCCACGAGCAGAAAAGTGGGCGGAGAAGAATGAGTGGTTCGGTGACGACAACACAATGACGTTTGCTGCATATGGGATACACAAACAACTCGTTGACGAAGCATTTGACCCGACGAGCGATGACTATTATGATGAGCTAGATAAACGAATTCGAGGGGAGTTCCCTCACAAGTTTTCAGATACCGGGGCTAAGCGACGAACCGCCCAAACTGTCGCTGGCGTATCCCGCACAAGTTCGTCAAACGGGCGCAAACAGGTAAAACTCACACCAAGCCAAGTCGCTATTGCGAAGAAATTAGGTGTGCCACTCGAAGAATACGCGAAATATGTCAAATAAGGAGACGATTATGACTGCTAAGAAACAAGGTTTTGAAGGTATCGATCGTGCTCCTCGCGCTAAAGACAGCAGGGAGAAAGAGCAACGGCGTAAGCCTTGGGCTCCCCCATCCATGTTAGAGGCACCACCTGCACCCGAAGGGTACAAGCACCGGTGGATACGTACAGAGGTTCGTGGTTTTGACGACCGCAAGAACATTTCTGCGCGTATGAGAGAAGGATATGAGCTTGTGAGAGCTGATGAATATCCTGATTTCGAAGCACCGGTAGTAGATTCAGGTAAATATGAAGGTGTTTTTGGCGTTGGAGGACTTTTACTCGCACGCATTCCATTAGAAACCCTAGCGGAAAGATCCGACTACTTTGCCGGAAAAACGCAGGATCTTATGGATGCTGTCGATCACGACATGATGCGAGAAAATGCTCACTCAACCATGGCGATTAATAAACCCGATCGTCAATCTCGTGTAACTTTTGGTGGCTCTAGAAAAAATTAAGCCGCCCCTTTAGGAGAAATACAGCATGGCAAATCAAGCAACTGCCTATGGTCTTCGCCCTATTGGACTTGTTGGTAGCGGTGTAAATAGTACGGGTGTTACCCAGTATGAAATTGCCTCTAACAACACCAATGCTATATTCCAGTATAGT